GGGGAACTCAACGATCATGTCGAAGAGGTATCCGATGTAGACCGTCTCACCTGCGTAGTTACCACGGAAATAGAAATTACTTCCGTCTTCACTGTGTTTGGTTGCGTAGTAGCCATTCGGATCAGTCACAATCACAACGTCTCCAGATCCTGCAAGGGATGCTTGGGACTTAGGTACAGCAGTCAGGTCAGTAACGTCGTCGTAGGTACTGCCGATGGTGATCTGTTTCCAGGAGTCCAGATACAGCTCAAACTCAGTGCTGTCACCGAAGTAATCATCACCCGTCAGCTCAGCACGGTTGCTAGCAGATGAGTTGTCATTAAGGTCAATCCTCAGCAACGAGTAGTCGCTAGTAACAAGGTACAGCGTGTCGTCGATGAAGAATGTGTGGTAGATGTTGAATGCAGTCTGCCAGGTAAACCACGCACTCTGCACTCGCTCATTGCCAGCATTGAAATACCTGTACCCATAAAGGGTATTGGTTCCTTTGGCGACAAAGAAGATCGTGCTGTTCTCTCGTGAGTTACTGATCTTGGCAATGTTGTTAGGCAGCAACTTGCTTACTACCTTGGTCTGTTCAATAATTCTTGGCTCACCCTCACGACGAATGTCGAACATCTCGAAGAACCTCGTGTACTTACCGGCGTTGTCGGTGAAGCCAATGGTGGTCCCAAGAGAGATCGGAGGGGAGGAGGGGTTGTAGTTGTACGTGGAGATGTTGCTAAGCTTTCCAGTCTCTGGTGTCAGAGTGTCGCTGTCAGTGTGCAACAGGAACTGCTGGTTATCAGCAAAGATCACCAGACCAGTGTTTGTCTCGATAGCATCTTTGAAGATGGTGGGAGTTGTAGAGCTAGCTGCAATGTCAATTGGGTCACTTGCGCCAATGATCAATGCAGAGTCATTCCAGAAGTTCCCAAGGTCACCAGCTGCAGACAGAATGACATTCCCTTCTGAAAGGAAGCCAAGTCTGTTGCGGTGGAAGAACGTCTGGCTGATCTTCTTACCATCAAAGGAAGGTGTTGGAGTGGTCGTCTCATCACCAACTGCTCGGTTCTTCCAAGCGTTAGAACCACCTATCTTGAACGTGTCAACCGTGAACTGATTGACACCAGTACGTACAATAGTTACTGGTAGTGTTGTTATGTCCCACGCATACTTAATGCCAGGAGCGATTGTCTCTTCCCAGTATCCAGGTCCGTCTGAATTGCCAGTACCTACAAACTTCAGGTAATAATCATCCTGATTGCTCTCGGTACTGCTGATGACTTTGACAATGTAGTTATGCTTGCACTGTGTTGGCAGACCAGTTGGATCGTTAACCTCGTGCTGCATGATCTTCCAAAGATCAGGCTCAGATGTGGTGACTACAAACTGATCGTTACTCCAGATGTAAAGACCGTTACCAACCGGATAAGCAGCTACAGTTGCACCAGAGCCTGTCATTGAGAATGCACGATTGCTACCTAGTGCACCTGTGTCTGAGTACTGACTCAAGATGCTTTCTGCTGACAACTCCTGTCCTGCTTCAAACGAAGTAGGAGCGGGTCGGAAGCTTCCGATGTTGCAACGACCTTTGACAGGTGACACTGAGTTAATGACAATCGTATGGTTAACGCCACTTAGGTTTACCGTTACGGTGTCGCCTTGTGCCCAGCCTTGACCACCGTAAAGGATCTCAACCTTGCGGTCGTACACGCCTACGTAGTCATCACCATCAACGGTGGTGTTGGCTTGTTGTGAAATAGCAACTTGTCCGCTGACGGTCAGACGGAAGACAAGGTGCTTACCACTACCACTACTCACCTTGTAGATCTGCGTCCCCATGTTCTGCAGAGTTGGATCAATGCCGGTGTACGAACCGCTTCCTCGTGGGGTAGTTGTATAAGATGCAGAACCAGAGAAGCCAAGGCTTGTAGCTTTCCCCTTGCCTGAATCCAACTCCTGAACGCCACCACTAGGGGTACTAATGTCCAGTGAATATTGCCTTCCAGGCGCTAGCTGTTTAAGCTCTACAAAGGCGTGGTACGTGTAGCCGGTCAGTGATGACCGAGTAGGAGATGTAGAAGACGACATGCTTGCCGTCTTGGTTGTGTTGGTAACAAACGTGTAGTCGTTAACCGTCAGAAACTTCAGCTCATCCTCAGGGTTGGATGTTGCCAAGTAACTGCTGACGGAATTGTTAACTGAACAAGCAGTGCCACCGCTAGTCCACATACGGACTGCTCCAGAGCTATCAACCTGTCCGATGTATGCACCCTCAGCTTCATCACGAAAGTAACTAAACCAAGCACCGTTGCTGGTAGCTCCACTCAGTGAGTTGATGAACTTACTGCCAGGACGTTTGATCAGTTGCTCCGTAATGTCTGGAATTGCATTGACTAGGTTGTTGACCTGACCAGGCAGCTTGAGTTCGTCTGGCTGTTGTGAAATACCTGCTACAAAACTTGGGATAGTTTGCGTGATGCTTGTCATCGTCTAAGTGCGTAATACGGTCGGTATGAGTAATGAGCGGATTGATCAGGCCACCCCATGTAGGTGTGGTCCCCCATGGCACATTCATATTCCAAGCAACTGGCCCTTGCCTGCGCCTCCTGGGCGCCTAAAAGCTTCACCAGCTCAGGATTAGCTACAAGCTGCGTAGCGGCCCTTCCAGCGGCTCTGTAGGTGATGTAGCGTTGGAATACGGAAGGTAGATCGTTGTAGTCAAAGAGCCAAACAATGTCCAGATCTAAGTTGTCAGTGAACACGTCGGTGTGACGTATCTTGTCGTACAGCCGACCGTTGCGAACAACAACGTCGGTGGTGCGTTTGTCCTGTCCATCAGACACGTCGTACCTCAGCACGTTGGCTGGGAGAACAAAGTGACCGTTAACGTCAGGACTCAACCGATAGGTATTTTCAGTGTTGAAGTGCCAGCCTTCGTTCTGCACGTCAACATTAACCTCGCGTAGCAGATTGAAGACGTACAACTGTTCAGGATTGTCAAAGTCAAATGACGAGATTGGGGATTGACCAATACTCCCCAAGATTGTATTGACTGCGGATAGTTCGGTATCGAGTGTAGTTGTTGAAGGAGTAGAAGTCATTCTTCCAATAAATAAAAAAAAGGGACTCCGAAGAGTCCCCGTATTAACTGTTAGATCAGAAATCGCCAGGAGCTGCTGCACCCACATACAGCTCAACAGCTGCAGCAGGGTTCAGGTAGTCAGCACCCATAGCCAGACGACCGACGATCACGTCACCTTGGTAGATCACGCTGGTGTCGCCGCTGGTGACTTGCACCTGAGGACCGATTGCTTCCACACAGCCAGCAGCTTCACGCTGGAAGATCAGGCCGCAGGAAGTAGAACCGAACTCAAGGGCAGTACCGTAGTCGTTCTGGATACCAGTCTGAGCGGTATCAGCATCTTCGAGAGCAGGACCCACGAAGCTACCGGTCTTACCAGGATCAGTGACACCAGTGGTGCCGCCGTACTTGGTGCCGTAGTTGCCCAGGAACGGAATGTTCATGGACTTGTAGATCTTGATACCGGCGATCTCAACAACGCCGTTGCCACCCTGAAGAGCAGAGCCTTGAACGTCGCGGTTGATCAGACCGTTGTTACCGGCCTCTTGGATCAGAGCGTAGTACTGGCGGGGGTTCAGGACACCCACACGACCATCCTGGCTCACACCTTTTTCGTCCATAGCAGCGGCGGCGTCATAGAACGCATTCACCAGTGCGGTGGAGCTATAAGCATCAGATTCGTTGGCAGTAGTACCAACACGGATCTGAGTACCACCAGGCTCAACGAAGCTAGCCTTGGTGATGGGGGAAGCCTTACGGGCAGCACGTGCGATAGCACGGAAGATCAGGCGGTCATACTTCTCAGCAAGGGCATAGCCGATCTTGCGGGAGATCTCAGAACGCAGGTCATAGTGCGAAAGGACTTCATCCAGCTCATACACAAATGCGCTGGAGATCAGAAGGTCATCACAGGTGATGGTCTTCTCGGCCACCGGGGGTGCACCATCGGTGTTACCCAGGATGCTGTTACCAGGCGTGTGGTACTCGGCCGAGGTACGACCGGTGTAGATGAACTGGAGCGACTTACCATTACGCAGGGTACGCTTCATGATCAGGTCACGAGCGATGGTCTGGTTCTGGAAGCCTTTGAACATTTCACCCGAAAATAGCTTCAGGTAAAGAGCGCGGGCGTCACCCGCAGCGTTAGATTGACCGGGACGAGTCAGATTAGTCGTCACGGCAGAACTTTGTTGTGCCATTGAAAGAGAGAAAGAAGTTGTTTACTTGCTCTCCAAACGTTTGGAAAATTGTTTTTGTTTTATTGGTTGTCGTCTTTCCGACTGTCAACGGCTAAGGGTATCGGCGTACCGGCCTCAGCCAATAGGTAAGGGAGGGTATGCACCTCCCAATGCCGCTTTAACGGACTACCTGTTTTGTGTAAGCAACGCCGCGATACTTGAATGTAATCTTGTAAGACATGATGATCTCCAAGTACCTGACCCCCGTTCCATGGTCAGGCGTCAT